GGAGCCACCAGAGCAGAGGCAACAAAACGCCTGAACAAGAATCTTCGTCAGCGCATCGATGGCACCAGAACAGCCACTGGCCCACGAGGAGGACTCACACTCAATCAATGGGTAGACATCTGGCTAGCAACCAAGCAAGCCAGCGAGCAGATGAAGCCTCAAACGGCCCAGCAGCACAAGATCAGGTACAAGCAATGGATCGCACCCAAGCTCGGGAGTAGACCAGTAAAACGCCTCACAGCAGAAGAAATACAAGAGGTTATCGCCGCTGGAGCTCAACAAGGCCACGCCATTCCGGTCAACATCTTCAAGACCATGAATGCAGCCCTCAATAGTGCGGTGAAGGCGGGGGAAGTCGACCTCAACCCCATGAAGCAGCTCACCCCACCTCGACAGAGATCAGCAGCAGGGGAGAAGGACACAGCACACATCGAACATTGGTCGCGCATTATGGACAAGATGTGTAAATGGCTTGCACAGCCAGAATGCGAACTGCACGATCGGTACACACTGACCATTGCCATGCTTCTAGGACTGAGACGCGCTGAACTCCTTGGACTCACATGGGATTGCTTCGATGAGCGCATGAACAAGCTCGACATCAAGCAACAGCTCATGAGGCAAAACGATGGATCCTACATCATCCAAAACAGCACCAAAACCGGCAAGAACCGCACCCTCATGCTTCCCGAGAGATGGAAAGAAGCATTCCTACTGCAGCGACAGAAAAGCCTTACAGCGGCAGCACCAGAGTGGAACAATCTCGTGTTTCTCACCCCTGCCGGCGGCCCCATTACGTACCCCATGTACAACAAGCTCTGGCGTAACACCATCGTCACCTACATGGCCAAAGAAGGGCAAGAATGGAAAGAAGAACAACACTATTGGCGGCCCCATACCTGCCGGAAGATGTGCGCCTCGTGGCTGGCATGGGGTGGAGTCGATATTCAAACAGCCATGAGCATTTTAGGCCATTCTTCAGAAGCAATGACGCTCTATTACACGATCATCAATGCGGATCAACAACGTAAGGCATTAGAAGGACTAAGCAACGTCTATGAGCATCACAATGTGTACAATGCAGATTACGAGGCAGAAGGAAACGGTACATTGACCAAACTCCGATCTGACTCCATTCGCTGATACGAGGTGAACCGCATGCACAACGCCATCCACTGCTCAGGCGAGACACGGCGATAGTACGGCAGAGACTCCATCGGCAAGTTTGAAACGATCCAGACTTGCGTCCAGCAGGCCCACTTGTTGCGGTAACGTGCGTCCAGCTCCAGCTGGTATTTGTCCAACACCTGAAGAAGAAACTCAAAGGGAATTTGACCAGCAAACTCATCCAGAAGCAGCACCGACTGCCCCTCATAGTTATCCCACGGATGCTTAAAATTCGAGACCCGATAGATATCCGTGGGATCATAGTTCAAACCATGCAAAACCTTATATGTCTTGCCGACACGCGATGGACCATATAGATAATGGACTTCAAGAGCATCTCGATCCTCAAAGCCAAGATTCTTGAGACGAATAGGCTCCAGCGCCTCAATATATTTGAGAGACTGGGCATATCGGGGGTCCTGAACAAGAGTACTGGCGGGAACGTTTTCCTTGAGCATCTTTTCACTAATCTCAGCAGATATATCTCTCTTCGTCTTAGGCAAACGATCCTTCAGCAACTCGTCCACATCCTTGCCAACAAATTTACCACCAGCAAGCAGAGAATGTCCAGGCACACGAGTATCAGATTTAGTGCAATACTTCAAACACTGCGACTTAGACTCACGCCGCGGTTCATAATGACCCCTAGGAAACTTGGAGCGCAGTGTCTCAAACTTGATTGCATTTTTGTTCTCAACATAGATCTGGAAATGCCGATAGCCACTCTCCTTACCAGACTCTAGTTGTCCAATGTAGTCATACGATCGCAGCTTGTCCTCAACGATGTCTCGAGAATAGTATTCCTCAGGCAAGGTAAGCATCCAATCGCGGCAACGATCCGTAGTCATCATCAATCACACCCATCACATCAATTTGGTCACAAAAATAAAATAGTTGTGTCTCACGCAACTGTATCAAAAGCGGCTTCACAAGTCTTTAAAAGGCATTTCTGTATACCGTTGACACATGTCACAGAGCGCCTGTAATACTAGAGAAATCGGCGCTCTGAATATGCCGCCGGTCAGCATCGCTCCGCGAGTGCTTCCCCATGCCCTGCCAGAAAAGCGCGGAGCTTCTTTTCAGGGAAGTAGTAGGAGCGAATCATCTTCCTCGTGCCTCCTTCTGACTCAATTACTGCACCTCCTTTACGAGACGCGGGAATACTTGTTGCACGGGGAACATCTAGCTCATCGGGAACATAGCCCATGATGGCTCGTTCTGCTTCCGAGGTTGTCACACGCAAGGCGATACGCACATTTACATTGTCTCGAATGGCGGTGGGGATGGCATCGGCGGTAGGCTTCTGCGTAGCAAAGATTGTGAGCACACCGGCACTACGACCACGCTTCACTAAGTCTGTACATGCCCGTGTAATCTCTTGCCTAAGTTTTTTCTCTTCCTTATCGGTGATGCCACTCAGATCGAAAAGCGCCTGAGCTTCATCGATAACGATAAGCTTCATCTTCACACCTTTAGAGCGACGTTCAGAAGGGGCCACATTCCAAAAATTACTCTCACCCAGAACAGCACCATTCGTTTTGACTCGCTTGTTCATCTCTTCAACCGTATTACGCAGCACGTCACGGACTTCGGTGAAATCTGTCGCTTCAGAAATAAACGTATCGACTCGCGATTCATAAGCAGAGAAGTCTTGTCCACCCTTACAGTCGATGACGGTCATCGAGACATCGTCGGTAGCAAGTGCATACGAGCCCAAAGCAGCATTCAGAAAAGCCGACTTTCCCGAACCGGGAACTCCACCAACCAGCACACCGGCAGTATCCTTAAGTTTCAAACGGAATGGATCTCCAAAAGCATCCTTGCCGATCTCAACACTCATATCTGTGAGGTCGAGTGGTTTGGGCTGGGTAATTTCTGTCGATGCATCAAGCGGATCACTCAAGATGAAGTGAATATTGAACAGACCACCACCCAGGTTCTCAGATCGAACTGACTGGGCATCGAGATCGGTCATGAAAGCCTTACACGAGTCAATGAGACGCTGCGGAGCAAGACCGGGAATCATTTCACGATACGCAAGGACACACTCATCGGCACCGAAGTACAATGCCACGTTATAGGTCGTGTCATCGTCATGGACAAGCCCCATACGCCGCAAAAATTTATTTCCGTTCTCAAGAGCCCTCACCTCGTATCGGTGTGCCCGAAACCTTTGCCAGTCGTGAACAGCGAAGGAAAACCGCCGAGTCTGAGGAACAAAAATCGGAACGAGCAGCACAGCAATAGCCAAGAACTTGCCCCAGAAACCAGAAATAGCCTTCATCAACAATACAGCAGCGCATACCCATAGAATCGACAACCACGACCAGCGAATGAAACTGAAGATAGTTCGAACAACCCAGCCAATAGCCTGCCCGAGCAGATACATGAATGGATGCTCTTGCCGAGCCTGGACATCCTTACTCTCAAAATGCTCTTGAATTATAGACATTTTAAACCTCCACGAGGCGGACAGTGCTCAACACCATCCGCCCATCCAACAATCAACTGTCACTTAACCGAAACAAGACGAGTAGCCTCAATCGTCATACCCAATCGCCCGTTCATTGCGTAAGGCTTGATCCACACATCGCCGTCAAAGACATACCGAGCCATCGGATGAATCTCAGCAGGCTCCATTACAGCGATGAAAGTGTTCTGCATCTCACGCTGACGATCCGTATCGTAGGCATGAACGTTGCGCACCGAATACAGTTGTTTCCCATCCTCAGATAGAACGTTCTTCCCGTCCTTCTGCTTGGGAGAATAGTCATCGGCCTTCATTCCAGCCAAAGACATAACAACCATGTGCTTATTTGCCTCATTTGCATCTACCCTAAACTTCATCTTTCTCACCTT